CAACTCAGCTCGCGGCGTACATCCCCAGGACAACTCGCCCCAGGCGACAGCTGCCCGGCGCATCCGTGATTTCAGCGATCTGGACGGTATCGAGTTCGTCGCCAAGGTGGACGTCGAGAAGGACACCAAGGGCGAGAACAAGAACGTCATCAAGCAGGCCATCGAGCCGGATCACCGCGACTACGCCGCCGCGATGGGACGGCCCAGTTACCCCGCCGCGCACGCACCGTCGCACGTGGCACAACCTGTAACCCCGGTGACCCAGCCGGCCGCCCAGCATCCGCAGCGCGCACAGGCCGCCGTCACCAAGCCCGCCTGGGCGCAGTAATGGGGAGGGCGGATGTCATGCTGGATATGCAATCGCCCCGCGCGGGGCTTCGGCCACCTGGATACCCGGTTCAAGCCCGGCGATCTCCGGTCCGCGCCGCTCGACTGGGTCTTCTGCTCGCGCCGGTGTCAGGACGCCTTCCATGCCCTTTATGGGTTCTGGAAAGACAAGGCACCCGCGCGGGAGGAGACCTTCATGGTTGATCCGACCGCAATGGAAACCATAGCCATGAAAGCCTGCCTGCGTCCCTTTGGGGAAGCGGCGGGCGAGATCGGCTTCGACAAACCGCTGGGCCACTACTCCGAGGCCGAGGCCCTGGCCGTGGTCAACGCCATCGTCACCACCTACCAAGAGGTGATGGACAAGGCTAAAGCGCGTGCCCAGGAATCCGGTCCGTTCGCTGACCTGGCAGAAGACCTGCCGTGGGAGACGAAGTGATGCTGGATTTCAATTCCACTTCCTCCCTCTCCGGCCAGATCACCACTCTGGTCGACGCCGGCATGCAGGCGAAGGCCCGGCAGCAGGAACGCCGCGCCTACCTCGGGGCCTCGCGCTTGGGCGTCGCCTGCGAGCGGGCCCTGCAGTTCGAGTACGCAGCAGCACCGGTGGATCCAGGCAAGGAGTTCTCTGGCCGCATCCTGCGCATCTTTGAGCGCGGCCACACCACCGAGTCACTGATGGTGGATTGGCTGCGGCTCGCGGGATTCGAACTGCGCACCCATGGCAGGGATGGCCAGCAGTTCGGCTTCAGCCAGCTCGATGGCCGACTCCAGGGCCACGTCGACGGCGTCATCGTCGGCGGCCCTGAGGGCTACGCCTATCCCTGTCTCTGGGAAATGAAGTGTCTCGGGGGCAAGTCGTGGCGCGAACTGGAGAAGCACAAGCTGGCTGTCGGCAAACCGGTCTACGCCGCCCAGGTCGCCCTCTACCAGGTCTATCTCGGACTCCACGAGCACCCGGCGCTGTTCACCGCAATCAACGCGGACACGATGGAGATCTACGCCGAGCTGGTGCCCTTCGATGCGGCCCTGGCCCAGCGTATGTCGGATCGGGCGGTGAAGGTGATCACCGCCACCGATGTCGGCGACCAACTCCCCCGCATGACCACCGATCCGGCCCACGTCGAATGTCGCATGTGCGCCTGGTCCGACCGTTGCTGGAGGCAACCATGAACGAAAAGCAGACATCACAGGCAATGGAAAATGCCGAGGAACCCATGATCGACGCTCGCCAGGCGAGTTACGCCTTGCGGCTTCCCTACTACTGGTTCGCCAATCCGAAGATGCGTTCGGCGAAGCGAATTCCGCACTATCAGCTCTCGCGGCTGGTGCGTTTCCGTCTATCTGAACTGGCGGCGTGGCATCGGCAGAACGCCAAGCGGCAAGGCGGGCAGGGGGAAACTGCGTGATCGATTTCAACGCTGTTTCCGAACCCGCCGAGCGCAATCTCGATGCCGAGCGCGAGGAGATTCGTGCCGCGCTTCTCGCGAATCTGGAGTCCGTGCTCTTCACCCTGTTCCCGGCTGGCAAAAAGCGGCGCGGCAAGTTCACCATCGGCGACATCCTCGGCAGTCCGGGCGACAGCCTTGAGATCGTGCTGACCGGCGAGAAGGCCGGGCTCTGGACGGATCGCGCCACCGGTGACGGCGGCGACGAATTCGACCTTATTGCACTCAACCACGGCTTCGACGCCCGCACGGATTTCTCCCGGGCACTGACCATCACGCGTGATCTGCTCGGGCGGGCGCCGGTCCGCTCGGTGCACAAAGCGCGCAAGCAGGCGCCGGTGGACGACCTCGGCCCGGCCACCGCCAAGTGGGACTACCAGGACGTGAACGGCAAGCTGATCGCGGTCGTCTATCGCTACGACCCACCAGGCCGGCGCAAGGAGTTCCGGCCATGGGACGCCAGGCGCAAGAAGATGACCCCGCCCGAACCGCGTCCGCTCTACAACCAGCCGGGCATCGCCGCCGCCGACAGCGTGGTGTTGGTTGAGGGCGAAAAATGCGCCCAGGCACTGATCGCCACCGGCATCTGTGCGACGACGGCGATGCACGGCGCGAATGCGCCGGTCGACAAAACCGACTGGTCACCACTCGCCGGCAAGGTGGTGCTGATCTGGCCAGACAAGGACAAGCCGGGTTGGGCCTACGCCGAGGTGGCCTCGCAAGCCATCCTGGCGGCAGGGGCGACATCCTGCAACATCCTGTTTCCTCCGGAAGACAAACCGGAAGGCTGGGATGCGGCGGACGCGCTTGCCGAGGCCTTCGAGGTTTCCGCCTTCCTGGCCACTGGCCCATGCCTGTGCGTTCAGTCCATCGAGGAGGTCGAACCATCGGGGTCGGGTCCCCAACCGGTGGATGAGCAGACCGTGTGGGGCACCGAGGACGCCTTGGCGCTCAGCTTCACCCGCCGCTACCAGCGCGACTGGCGCTACATCGCCGCCTGGGGCAAGTGGCTGATGTGGGATGGTCAGCGCTGGCGGGCAGAGGAAACGCTGGCCGCCACCCATCTCATCCGTCAGGTATGTCGGCATGCCTCAGTCCAGGCGGACAACCCCAAGGTCGCGGCCAAACTCGCCGGGGCCAGCACCGTGGGCGGCGTGGAACGCCTGGCCAAATCCGACCGCAAACATGCCGCTACCACCGATGAGTGGGATGCCGACCTCTGGCTGCTCAACACCCCCGGCGGCGTGGTGGACCTACGCACCGGGCGCATGCGCCCCCATGATCGTGGCGACCGGATGACCAGGATCGCGTCGGCCACGCCGCACGGCACTTGCCCACACTGGCTCGACTTCATCGATCAGGTCACCCAGGGCGACAAGACATTTGCCGACTACCTGCAGCGCTTCGCGGGCTACTGCCTGACCGGGTCCACCCAGGAGCACGCGTTGTTTTTCCTGTATGGCACCGGGGCCAACGGCAAATCGGTGTTCGTGAACACGCTGTTCACTTTGCTCGGCGACTACGCGGCCAACGCACCCATGGACACCTTCATGGAATCGCGCGGCGACCGTCATCCAACCGACCTGGCCGGACTGCGGGGTGCCCGTTTTGTCGGTGCGACCGAAACCGAGCAGGGGCGGCGCTGGAACGAGTCGAAGATCAAGGAGATCACCGGCGGCGACCGGGTCTCGGCGCGTTTCATGCGCCAGGACTTTTTCACTTACCTGCCGCAGTTCAAGCTGGTCATCGCCGGCAATCACAAGCCTGCGCTGCGCAACATCGATGAGGCGATGCGTCGGCGTCTGCATCTCATCCCGTTCACCCTGACCGTGCCGCCGGAGAAGCGCGACAAATCGCTGTCTACCAAGCTTCTGCAGGAGCGTGACGGGATTCTTGCCTGGGCATTAGAAGGGTGCCTGGCCTGGCAACGGGATGGCTTGAAGCCGCCCAAGTGCGTGGTGGATGCCACTGACGAGTACTTCGATGAGGAAGACACCATTGGCGAGTTTCTCGAGGAGGAGTGCCAGCAGCATTCCCAGGTCAGGGTATCCGTCGTGGACATCTTCGAGCGCTGGAAAAGCCGGGCGGACAAGCGGGGCGAGTACATCGGCACCAGCCGCTGGTTGGTGCAGCAGTTGGTACGCCGGGGCTTCGAGCGAGGGCGAACGTCGACAGGCGCGAAGGCGCTCCTCGGCCTGTCACTCAAGCCAACTAACTACGGTGAGCGCTTGCCCTACCGCGACGACTGACCGCTCCGGACGCTTTTCAAGCCAACGCAACTCAATGAATCCAAATGATTTGACCGAACTGTACCGACGCCAGGATTAACGCCTTACACGTACGCGCGTGTGGGAGTTAATCCGTGGAACAGTCAGGTTCGGTCAAAAAGGAGTTTTGACCATGACGACATGCATCCTCGCCCTGGACCTGGGCACACAGACCGGCTGGGCCATCCGCCTGAAGGACGGCCAGATCATCAGCGACAGCGAAACCTTCAAACCGCAGCGCTTCGAAGGCGGCGGCATGCGCTACCTGCGTTTTCGCAAGTGGCTCACGGAGATCAGACAATCCGGCGAAATCGATGCCATCTACTTCGAGGAGGTGCGTCGCCACATCGGCGTCGATGCCGCCCACGCCTACGGCGGCTTCATGGCCACCCTGACGTCCTGGTGCGAGCACCACCAGATTCCGTACCAGGGTGTGCCGGTGGGCACGATCAAGAAACACGCCACCGGCAAGGGCAACGCCGGCAAGGCCGAGATGGTCGCGGCAGCCCAATCGCGCGGCCACACCCCGACTGACGACAACGAAGCGGATGCCCTGGCGCTGTTGCACTGGGCGATCGAGACACAGGGGGAAGGCGCATGAAAATCCCCGAGCAACGCTACCGCAGCCCGTTGGCCCGTCACCTGCCCGAGTCCACCGACCTGGAAGCCATGAAACGCGATGGCTGGCGCGGCCAGCACATCCTGGTGGTCGCCGAAGCCGACGACCGGCTGGACTTCG